GGCAGCAGGTCTGGATCAAGCTGGAAGTTCGCCATCGCCGGCCGGGTAACGGCGCGGGCTCCGGCCGGGGCGGTGCGATCTTTTTTCGGGTTTCTTCACCCGGCGCCCTACCCGGTAACCGTTAGCCGGCTATGTAGTGTGGGCGGGGAGCGAACCAGCCCCGCAAGGAGAAGAAGATGGGAACGAACCGCAGCGAATGGACCGAAGCCTCCCGCGCAACGTCGGCCGAACTCCGCGCCGTCGCGAGCCTCGTCACCGCGCAGGGCCGGGTGGCCCTCGCCGAACTCGCTCGCCGCGAGGAGGCCGAGGCCCGCCTCGTCGCCGCCAACCGCGCGGCGCGCTCGTGAGCGGCGACCCCTTCGCACAATGGGAAGCAGAAGAAGCCGCCCGGCGCATCGCCGACGCCGACCGCACCGAAGCGGATCGGCGTGCGCGCCGGGCCGCCGAGTTCGCGCGGCAGGAAGCCGCCATCGCGCGTGACGTCGCCGCCGGCGTTCGCGACGCCGAAGGCAACCTGCTCGACGAGGACCTCGGCGACGAGGAGGAGGAGGACGAGGATTAGGCGGCGGCCCGCTGCTCGCTGCAGGCGGCGAGCAGCCGCGCCCGGTAGGTCGAGCCGTCGCGCGTGACCCGCCAGCCGGGCCGGCGGGCGAGTCGTCCGGGCGAGAAGGCTGACCAGTCGACGGCGCCTCCGTCGCACCCGAGCCCCCACGCGGCGGCAAGGAGGCGCTCGCCGAGTGCGGCGTACCACCGGCGAACGGTCGGGTCGGCGAACCACGACTCGGCCGGCAGTCGCCCGGCGACCGGCCTCGCGAGTTCGGCGACGACCTGCGCGCCGCCGTCGCTGGTTCGGACGACGGTCGCCCGGCCAGAGAGTCGCCGGTCGGACGCCACGATCGCCAGCACGCGCGCCGCCCACTCGTCGGCCGTCGCAGAGCCGCCGAGTCGAAGGCCGTCGAGGTCGAGCAGGATGTTCGCGACGCCGCAATCGGCCCACCCGCTCGGGATGGTGACGCCGGAGCGAAGGGTGATCGTCGCCGTCGGGAACTGCGGCTGAACGCGGATCAACCGGTCGCGAACGTCGGCGATGCCCGGTCGGGGCGGCAGGCCGCGCCCGGCGTCTCGCTCCCTCCTCGCCGCCGTCTCGAACTCGGCGTCGACTACGCAGGGCCGGACGCCGCCCCAATCGGCGGTGCGCTCTGCCCGGACGATTGCTTCGATCACGCCGCCGGAGAGGGTCGACGTACCAGCCCGCGTGACCCACGAGCCCGACCGGCCGGCGACCGCCCGGAGGCCGACGCCGACGGTCGACCCGTGGAGCTTGCGAACGCTGGGCGCCCACGGCCGGCCCATGGGCCTTCCGTTGTATCGACCCGTGATTCGGCCGGTCGTTCCGGTGTTCCAGTCGTTCGCTTCTTCCCGCTGCCGGCGGGCGACCCTCGCTCCGACGGTGCCGTCCGGCGCTCGCCGCCAGCAGAACCGGAGGGGGGCGCCGTCCGGGCCTCGGCAGACGTGGCAGACACCGGCGCCGTAGCCGAGCCGCGACGCCGGGTAGATGGAGGCCGACGGTCGGGAGTCGGCGTGAAACGGGCAACAGGCGGCGACGGGCCGGCCTCCGGGCTCGGGTAGGGTGTCGGGAGCGAAGGGGGCGAAGGGCGACTCGTCCTCGGTCGGGTGCGGCGCGTCGACGCCGAACGTCACGAGCAGGGCGTGCGCCTCGGCGTAGGTCGCCCGCTCGGCCGGACTGGCGAACACGACCCACCGATAGCGTTCGCGACCAGTTGGAACGGCGAAGCCGAGCGCCCGGAGGGCGGCGGTGGAGATCGACCGCTCGCGGAGGCCGAGCGCCTCGAACGCGACGGTCGACGCGTACTGCGAATGGACGCCGCACCGCCCGAACTGAATGCAGGTCGGGATGGCGAGCCGGCCACCGGCGCGGAGGTTCCAGTCGTGGTCGACCGGTCGGCGACCAAGCTGGTAGAGGAACGCGCAAGCCGCCTCCTGCTGCGGCCGGGCGAGGCCGAGCACTTCACCGGCGAGGGTCGTCGCGGCGGCCGAGGGCGCGCTCAACTTGACGGGCCTCTGCGTCGCGGATACCTTCAATGTGATTCCTGAGCCGGTAGTGCGGTTTGGAGTCTGCGGGCGGGTCGGGGTGAGAGCCGAGCCGCCCGCCCGTTTTTTGGACGGGTGGTGTCGATCGACTCTATAACGGGCCGACGACCGGTCGGCGATCTGGAATCGTCGGGCTGCTCGATCTTCGCCGTCGCCCGTTACCGTGGCGCGGAGGAACTGAATCCATGCTCGACGACCCGAACGACGACATCGCCGACGACGAGGCGAACCCGGAGGTGCTCTGGCGCGAGATCGTCTCGCTCCGCCGCCGGCTCGAACTGCGCGCCGTCGAGAACCGACAGTTGGTGGTCGCGCTCGACACGATCGGGATGTGCGCGCACGCTCAGGGTCGGCGGTTCACGATCGCGATCGTGGCCGTCGCCGACGAGGGGCTCCGGCTGAACTGCACGTCGACCCTCGTCGCCGACGCCGCCGGGGACGAGGAGGCGCTTCGGGATGGCATCGTCGCCGCACTCGCAGACTCGCTCGCCGCACTCGCCGAGGCGAGGACGATCGCGCCAGTCGCCGAGAACCTGCTCGAAGTGCTCGCCGACCTCGACGCCGACGAGGTGCTCGAAGGCACATACGGTGTCGACCCCGAGTCCGACCACGAGGACGTCGAGTCGTCGACGGTGCCACCGCTCGAAGCGGCGATCTACGAGTGGCGCAGGTCGGGCTACCCGATCACGGTCGGGCAGGCGCCGGCGCCCGGCGAGGGGTGGGAGGAGCCCGAGCCGGTCCCGGCCGGCGCCGGGAAGGTCGTTCCGATCCGATGGCCGGGCGGCAAGGGGGAGGCGTGACGCCGACCCGAATCACCGTCGGCGCCGAGGTCGTCGTCCACGGGCTGCGGCCGGACGAAATGCGCGCCGTGTCGGAACTGCTCAGCTACCCGAACCCTGAGTTCGTGCGGCGCGAGAAGGCCGGGTCATGGGTCGGCAACATCGACCCGAAGATCAGGGCGTGCCGAACCGACAAGGGCTCGCTCGTTTGCCCGCGCGGCGCGTTCCACACGGTCCGGCGCAAGTTGGCCGAACTCGGCCGCGAGGGCGTGATCGAACCCGGCACAACGTTCGTCCCGCTCCGCGAGGGCGTGCCCTTCCTTGCCCCGGACGCCGCGAGCGGTGCGCCGCGCCTCTACCAGTTGGAGGCCGAGGAGCGACTGCTCCGGCAGGTTCAGGGCTACGTCGTGCTCCCGTGCGGCGCGGGCAAGACCTTCGTCGGCGCGCGCGCCCTGATTCGGTCGGGACAGGCTGCGCTCGTCCTCTGTCACACGGGCGACCTGCTCGACCAGTGGCGCGATGCGATCTACAGGGCGAGCGGCACGCCGCCCCGGCTGATCGGCGACGAGCACTCGGGCGACTTCCGCCCGGCGCGACCGCGCGAGGTCGTCGCCGCGTTGATCCAGTCCGTGCAGGCGGCCGGGCCGAAGGCGCTCGGCCTGCTCCGCTCCGTCGGGGCGGTGCTCGTCGACGAGGCCCACCGGGCTCCGTGCGCCGGGTACGTCGACCTGTTGGCGAAGTGCCCGGCCCGCTACCGATGGGGACTGACCGCGACGCCCGACCGGGCCGACGGGCTCGGGTTCCTGCTCGGCTACCACGTCGGCCCCGAACTCTACCGCAAGACGCCGCGCGAACTCGCTGCCGAGGGACACCTCCGGCTCCCGCGCGCGGTGCTCGTCCGCACCGGCTGGACGGCCGGCGAGGACGTGCGCGACCGGACGGGCCGGCTCGAATGGCACAAGACGGTCGCCGGGTTCTCGACCGACCCGAAGCGGGACGCTGTGATCTGCGACCTCGCCGCCGCGTGCGTCGAGTCCGGCCGCACGACGCTCGTGCTCGTCCACCGGGTCGACCACGCCGGACGGATCGCAGCGCAACTCCGGAAGCGTGGGATCGCCGCCGAGGCGGTCACGGGGCAGACCGACCGGGGGCACCGGAAGCGTCGGATCAACGACGCCCGCAGGGGCCGGGTCGACTGCCTCGTCGCGACGCAACTCGCGGACGAGGGCCTCGACGTCCCGAACCTCGCTGCGCTGGTCACGGCCGCGCCGCAACGGGCCGAGGGCCGGGCGCTCCAACGGCTCGGCCGGCTCACGCGACCGGGGACGGACAAGCTCGCGCCGATCGCGTTCGACCTCGTGGACGGAGGCCTCGAACACCAAGCGCGGGCGAGGGCCGCAGCCTACGCCCGCGAGTACGACGCCGAGCCGGGCCGGTCCATCGACCTCGCAGCCGCGCTCGTCATGCTCCGGGGGCTCGACGCCGAGGACGTGCTCGGGGTGGCGTTGTGAGGTTCACGACGCTCCTGCTCGATCCGCCGTGGCCTGAGTCGGGCGGCGGCAAGGTGAAGCGCGGCGCAGATCGACACTACCCGCTGATGAAGGTCCGAGACATGCCCGGCGTGATCCTCGGCTCCGGGCTCTGGACGCCGGCCGAGCACGCGCACGTTTGGATGTGGACGACGAACACCTACCTGCCCGGCGCGCTCTGGCTGCTCGGGCAACTCGGCGCCGCGTACCGGACGAACGTCGCGTGGGTCAAGGACGGCCGGCCGGGGCTCGGCCAATACTTCAGGGGCAAGCACGAGCTACTGTTGTTCGCCACGTTCGGGAACGGCAAAAACCCGACCGTGTTCTCGGGGCGGCGCGATCTCCCGACGGTGATCGTTGCGGCGCGCGGCCGGCACTCGGCGAAGCCGGAGGCCGCCTACCGGCTGATCGAGGATAGGTCGGTCGGCTATCGCGTCGAGTTCTTCGCCCGCGCCGCTCGGCCCGGCTGGGTGTCGTGGGGGCCGCACGAGGGGCTCGCTCCGGCGATCGACCAAAAAAAGGCGCCTGTCGAGTAGGTCGTCGGGCTACCCGTTACCCGAGCGACGGAAGCGAGGATTATCAAGATGCAAGCCGATTTCCCGGTGGCGCGACCGCGCCCGAACTCCGTCAACGCCGACCGCTACGAGGGGGTGCCGATCCTCGGCCTGCCCGCCGACCCGCGCGTCGTGCTCGTGTCGACGTCGGAGCGCGGTGCGCTCGGTTGCGACCGGCGCTGGCTCTACGGCTACGGGCTCGGGATGCGCGGCGCGCCGTCCGACGCCATGACCTACGGGACCGCGTGGCACGAGGTCATGGAGGACGTTCACCGGTTCCTGATGGCCCTGACGCCGCCTCCGTCGGCTGGGCCGACCGCGACTCCGACGCCTTACGAGGACAGCTACCTCGAAGCGTGCGGGCTCTGTCTCGTGTCGCCGATCGTCGCGACGCCGTCCGCCCCGTGCCCGTGTTGCGGCTCGGACGGCTCCGCGCCCGGTGACGGGCCGCTGCTTCGCATCGAGTCGCGCTGGCGCGCCGAGGCCGCCGCGGGGAAGCTTGCGGCCGGCGAGGAAGGCGAGGAGGAGGAGCCGGGCGAGTCCATCGAGCAGCGGGTCGAGCGCCTCCGGCGTGCGGCGCAGGGTTGGCTCCGCGTGAATGGTCGGGTCGGCTTGCCCGGCTACGACGTGGTCGGCGTCGAGTTGGCGGTTGCCTGCCCCGTGCGGTCGCCCGGCTCGACGAAGCCCTACAACCCCGAGGTGCCGCTCGCGTTCGTGCCGGGCGGCTGGCGGTTCGCGCGGCCCGACGACCCGTCGGCGACCGTCCGGCGGGTGCGGTGGCCGTGGTATTGGATCGGCCGGGTCGACGCCGTGTTCCGCTCGCGCACCGACGGCTCGCTGCTCGTCGGCGAGTGGAAGTCGTCGCGCGACCCGACCGGCTACGTCCGAGGGATCACGGTCGACCCGCAGACCTACGGCTACGGCGCGATGCTCGACCACGTCCGCGACCACTTCGGCGGCGGGCGCGTCCGCGGGTTCCTGTTCGACGTCGCGTCGTCGGTGTTGCAGCGCGACCCGGACACGCTCGCCAAGGGTGGGCTCTCGGTCGCGATGAACCGAACCGTGCCCTCGTGGCGGTTCGAGGCGGCGGTCGTTGCCCGCGGCGAGGACCCGACCTCGGAGAAGTACGCCGACCACATCTGCGCGCTCCGCGAGCAGAAGGACCCGCGCCTGTACGTCCGCGAGCCGGGCGGCATCGGGGCGATCGACCTCGCCGCGTGGCACGTCGAGACGTTCGCGATGGCGAAGCGGATCGCAGAGAACCGCCGGAACGTGGTCGACGCGATCGACGCCGGCTCCGTCGCCCTGCTGTTCCCGCGTCAGCCGGTCTGCCGCCAGCCGGGCGGGTTCTGCAGCTACCGCGGCCCGTGCTCGGCCGACGGGCCGGACGCCCGGCGCGCTTTCCCTGTCCGCGTCGATCCCGTCTGGACCGACCCGAACCTTCCGCTCGCCGCCGGAAACGACGCGGCGCCCGTTACCCAACCCTCGGAGAAAGAAGAATCATGGCTCTGAACTACGACACCGTCACCGACATCGACACGCACACGAAGATGCTCCTGTTCGGACCGTCCGGCTCCGGCAAGAGCTACACGGCGGCCAAGGCCGGCGGCACGAGCGAGAGCCCGGAGGGGCGCGTCGCGATCCTCCTGCTCGAACCGAACGGGCTCGCCTCGATCCGAGCGAGCAACCGGCACGCGGTCGTCGTGACCGCCTACGACCCGAAGCGATACGGCAAGGTCTACGCGTGGGAGGTGGTCGAGCAGTTCATTCGCGACGCGATGGACGGCACGCTCGCCGCGGCCGGCGTCAAGACGATCGTGGTTGACAGCCTGACCGAGTTGCAGCGCGTGTGGCGCGACCGGTGCCTGATCGACGACGGCGTGGAGCCGAAGCGGCTCGCGCTCCACAAGATGACGCAGCAGCAGTGGGGCGTCTGGACCGAGCGGTTCCGCCGCGTCCTCCGCACCTTCCGCGACTTGCCGATGAACGTGATCGCCATCGCCCTCGTGCAGAACGAGACGGACGACGACGGGAACATCACGGCGATCGTGCCCGCCTTCGAGGGCAAGAAGTTGCCGAACGAGGTGGCGCAGTTCTACTCGGCCGTCGGGTACTGCTTCAAGAAGGAGGTCAAGCTCACGCTCGGCGAGGGCGAGGCGCAGCGCACGGAGACGAAGATCGAGCACCGCGTCCTGTTCCAGACCGGGGGCAAGCTCGTTGTGAAGCCCTTTCCCGGCCTCGCCGCCGTCGAGGCGCCCGACCCGAAAATCTGGCACGCGAAGTACCTCGCCGCGCTCGCGGTGTCGGACGCCGACCCGGCGCCCGAGGCCGAGCAGCAGGCCGCGCCCGAAGTGGTCGCGGTCGAGCAGGCGGCCGTCCAGCAGGCCGAGGCGGAAACGAAGCCGGCGCCCGTTACCCAAGCAGCGGAACCGGCGCCCACGCCGGCCCGCAAGAAGCGCGGGGCGGCAGGCGAAGAAGCCACGGCCGCCAAGTAGACCCAACCAACCAACTCAGGAGATATCGACATGGCTTTCGACCCGAACCAGCACCCCGACAAGAACTTCGAGCCGCCGACCGCAGGCGACAAGGTGGCCGCGTGGGTACGCGTGGCAACCGAGCAGACCACCAAGAACGGCAACCCGTATTTCCCGACGACCCTCGTGATCTTGCAGGACCGCGTCGCGGCGCCCGGCGAGAAGGGCGACAAGGGGTCGCTCCTGTTCGACGACGTGATGACGTCGGCGAACATGGGCTGGCGGCTCGCCAAGGTGTGCCGCGCGGTCAAGAACATGGCGCCGTTCGACGAGCGCGATCACAAGGCGATGCAGAAGCGGCTCATGCTCAACGACGCCGGCGAGGCGGTGGCGGTCGTCGTGACGGTCGCCCGCGAGAGCTACACCAAGAACGACGGCACGACCGGCGTGAAGGCGAAGATCACCGACTTCAAGCCCTACGGCGGCGCGTGGGGCGACGACTTCGACGACCTGATCGAAGCCGGCGAGAAGAAGGCGAAGGAGGCCGCCGACAAGGCCGCGGGCAAGCGGTCGGGCGGTGGGTCCGGGTCCAGCGGCGGCGCGCGTCCTGCGCGTCAGGCCGACGACACGGGGATGCCGTTCGACGGCGGCGGCGCCGACGACAGCGAGATTCCGTTCTAGGCGATGGACGAGAACGCCATTTGGTCGGCGCTCTGCGCCTTCCTCCCGGCAGATCGGCGGCGCGCTCTCACCGGGGCGCGCCGCGATCGTCTCAGGGCTCGCGTTGCCGAGCACGGCGCCGAGGCCGTGGTTCGTGTCGGCCAGTGGGTCGCCGAGTCGAAGCACGAGCGGGCCGCGTTCCTGCGCGCGCGCGGCGACGTCGACACGCTACTGTGGCGGTCGAAGTTCCAAGCCTACGCGGAGTTCTCGATGGAGCCTGACGTCGACGTGCGTGCGATCGCGGCGTTCATGCGCTGGCGGTCGCTGACCGGCTCCGACGTCGAGTTGTCACCCGTCCTTGCCGCTCCGATCTTGTCCGCGATCGAAGCGGTCGGGTGTCCCGCGACGATCCGGGTGATCGAGTGGGTCCTGCTCGGGCAGGACGACCGGGCGCGGTTCCTGCGCTCGAAGGGCGTCACGTCGCTCGCCGGCATCCTGCGGGCCGACAAGCTCCACGGGCGAGTCGATCTCGCAAAAGCGGCGAAACCGACGAGGGTGGACGCGCCGCCCGTTACCCTGTCGGCGGCCACGGGCTCCCCCGGCGTCGACGAGATCGACCTTGGACCCAACGCCTCGCTCGGCTACGCGCCGACCGACCACCTACGCCGCCCGCGCCGCCCGGCGACCTAACGAGGAAATATGACGAAGCACGCCCTGAGCGCCGGGACGATCCACGTCGGCGACTGGCTCGAAGCCGACCTCGCCCCCGGCTACACCCTCGCGATCGTGGACGGCCCCTACGGCATGGGAAAGGCGGCATGGGATCGCGTGAGCATTGACGACCTCGCCGACTGGTACGCGCCGCACGTCGCCCGCGTGTCCGCCCTGCTCGCCCCGTCGGCGTCGGTCTACCTGTGGAACACCGCCGAGGGGTGGTCGCGGCTCGACCCGGTGATGCGGGCGGCGGGGTGGACGTTTCGGGCGCTGGTGACGTGGGACAAGGGGATCGCCTCGCTTGCAGGGAAGGGCGTCGAGGCGCTGACCGGGTGGCCCGACGTGACGGAAGTGGCTGGGTTCTACCAGCGGGAACCCAGCGAGGTTGATCTGTGGAATCGGCGCGGAGACGCGCACCCCGTTCGGCGGTATCTCGACGAAGCGCGAGAGCGCGCCGGGCTCACGAACGCGCAGGTGGACGACGCGATCGGGGTTCGCGGAATGGCGAGACACTGGTTCTCGTGGACGCAGTGGTGCCTTCCGAGCCCGGAGCGATACGCGCAACTTCAGCGACTTCTTCCCGGTCTTGATCGAGAACTTGGCGATCTTCGCGCCGAACACGCGGACATATGGGCTCGACATCGTTCAGAGTGGGAGCAGATCAGGGCGCCATTCGCCCCCCCAATGGCGACCACGAATGTTTGGGCTGAACTGCCCGTTGCCGGCCCGGAACGGCTTCGTCTCGCTGACGGTTCGCCTCTCCACCAATGCCAAAAGCCCCTGCTGTTCGCCGAGCGCATGATCCGCGCCTCGACCCGCCCCGGTGAGCGCGTGCTCGTCCCGTTCGGCGGCACCTGTCGCGAGGCTGTGATCTGCGAGTGGCTGGCGCGAACGACGCCGGCCGATGCGCGCGGCTACGACGTGTGCGAACTGAACGCGGACGGGGTGGACTACATCGGGCCGGTGCTCGCGCAGATACGCGGGGAGGACATGCGACCGAGGGCGGCGGGACAGGTCCGGTTGTTCGGGGGCTCCTGATGTCGTTCCCGAAGCACGTTCTCGACGCGATCCGAGATCGCGCGGACCTCGCCGCCATGATCGGGGTGACCGTCACCCTCCGACGCGAGGGCCGCGACCTCGTCGGCTGCTGCCCGTTCCACAACGAGAAGTCTGCGTCGTTCCACGTCACGCCGTCGACCGGCCTTTACCATTGTTTCGGCTGTGGCGAGGGCGGCGGCGTGTTCGAGTGGGTCCAGAAGCGCGAGGGCGTGTCGTTCCCCGACGCGGTCCGCAAGCTGGCCGCCGAGTTGGGCGTCGACCTCGGCAGCGAGCCGGCGAAGCCGAGCGCGGCGCCTGCGGCCCGGCGTGGCCGGGTGCTCCCGATCGAAGGTGCCGGGAGCGGCGACGCCGGCGGCCGACGGAAGCGGTCGGTGCCGAGCGAGGACGACGAGCAGGGCGACGACGCGCAGCCGGAGGACCACAAGGACGCCGAGCACCGGGCGACCAAGCTCAGGGCGTCCGCGGCGTTCCGGGCGCTTCCGTGGGGGCCGGACATCGTCGAGAAGATCGAGGCGACGCTGTGGGCCGACGACGGCGCGGCGCCGGTCCGCGAGTACCTGCTCAACCGTCGGCGGCTCACGGAGGAGACGCTGTGCGAGTTCGGCGTTGGGGCGGTCGTCGTTCGCGACGCGAGCGGGAAGGTGCTCGACCTGTGGGCCGCGATCCCAATCTACGACCGGGACAAGCGCGTCCAGAACGTGAAGCTCCGCGCGGTGCCCGGCCCGTGCCCGGCGTGCGAGTCGAAGGGCTGCGAGCGGTGCGCCGGGACCGGCAAGACGCCGGACAAGCCGAAATACCTCGCGCTCCCTCGTCGCCCCTTGCCGCTGTTCGGGGCCGACCGGCTCGACGGCAACGCGAAGCACTCGGTCTACGTCACCGAGGGCGAGTTCGACGTGCTCGCGCTCCACCAGTACGGTTGGACGAGCAACGTCGTGTCGGGCACCGCCGGGGCCGCGAAGTGGGACGACGCATGGCTCGACGAGATCGAACCCTACGAGCAAGCGGTCCTGCTCTACGACCCCGACACGGCGGGCGAGAAGGGGGCGGACGCGCTCGCGGGCAAGCTGGGCCGGGACAAGTGCGCGCGGGTGGTCCTGCCGCACAAGGACCCCGGCGAGTGCGTGGAGCGTGGGATCGCGCGCGAGGTGGTCGAGCGGGCGGTCCGGATGGCGAAGCCGATGACCGGGCTCTCGATCGTCCGGCCGTCGTCGTTCGCGGCTGAGATCGAAGCGCGGATCGCCGACCCCGAGCGCATGGTCGGGTATGCCACGGGCTCGGCGAAGGTCGACCGGTGCCTCGGCGGCGACCGGCCGGGGCTAACGATCGTCACCGGGGACAGCGGCTCGGGCAAGACGACGTTCACCTGTTGGCAGGCATGGGAGCGGGCTCGGATCGGAGTCCCGTCGCTCACGACCGCGTTCGAGCAGTCGCCCGTCATGTTCGCCGAGAAGCTGCTCCGGCTTCAGATCGGAGGCGACTTCAGCCGGGCGACGCCGGCCGAGCGTGCCGCCGCGTGGGCGGCCCTCGACGCCTTGCCGCTCTACGTCGTCGGGCACCACGGGCAGACGAACTACGACGACATCCTCGCGACGGTCCGCTACGCGGTGCGGCGGCTCGACGTGAAGTTCGCCCTGCTCGATCACCTCGGGTACTTCGTCGACCCGGACGCGAAGGACAAGGTGAACGAGATCGAGCGGGTCGTGAAGGGGCTCGCGCTGGCGGCGACGTCCGAGGGTTGGGCGTGCTGGCTGGTCGCGCACCCGTCGAACCAGAACATCGCTCAGCAGCGCCGGGTGCAGATGGGCGACCTGAAAGGGGCGAGTGCGATCCGGCAGGAGGCCGCGGCCGTGATCGTGGTCGAGCGGAACCCGTCGTCGCCGAGCCGGGCGTTCCCGAGCACGAGCCTGCACTTCGACAAGGTGCGCGCCGAGTGGGGGCTCGCTGGGTCGTCCTGCTGGCTCGCGTTCGATCCCGAGTCGACCCGGTACGCCGACGGCTGGGAGCAGACGCCGATGGGCGCGCGCCTCGGGGGCAAGCCGCCGCCGAACGCGCCGGGGGCGCCCGTGGACGTCGGGGCCGACGGCGAGGCCCGCACGGGGCCTGTCCGGCGCCGTAGGACGGTGCCGGCCGAGGAGGCGGGCGAGGTCGCGCCGCCGAAGCCGGCCGTCCCGTCTTGGCACGACCGGGACGAGCGCGACGACGTCACGCTCGACGCGGACGGGATTCCGGTCTGACGTTCCGCCAACTACGCCGCCCGCCCGTTACCTCGCTAGCCACAAGGAGTTCTCTTGCCCGTTCCAGACCTGTCGACCTCTCCCGCGCAGGCGCGCGGCTCCCTTCAGAAGCTCAGCGTGCGGCGCGACCCTGACGGCGCAGGCCCCGACGACCTGCTGTTCGACGCCGACGTGGCTCACATGCTCGACCCGAACGACGCCGCCGACATGGGCCGGCTCGACGCGGTGGTTCCCGGCGCGGCGACCCTCGCCTCGTCGGCGAGCGGGTCGCAGACCCGCGCTCGGCTCGCGCACGCGGTCGACCGCGGCGACCGTTGGATCAGCATCGCCGACTCGAACGGCAAGCTGATCGTCAACGCGCGGAAGTCGGAGGTGCGTGGCGTGACCGTCCGCGTCGCCGGCCCGCTCGTGACCATGACGGTTCGGCACCGCATCCGGGGGCTCGACCTCGTCGACGCCGCCCGGCTGATGCGGAGCCTCGACGCCGAGGTCGACTGCGAGGTGGTCGACGCTCAGCAGACCATGTTCCCCGGCGCCGGGGCGGTCGCGGGCCGACGGAGCGCCATCGGGCGCGGCTGGTCCGGCTCCGGCCCGTCCGGCGTCGGGCTGGTCGTGATCGGCTCGATCGTCGTTCCCGGCGGCGGGCGGCGCGACGTGTGCGGCGTGGTGCAGTCGGTCACTCCCGACGCGAGCGGTATCGGCGGCGAAATGCTCTGCGTTCGCGACACGGCGGCCGACGAGCCGGCGGTCTACGTCACGAGCAACGACGTCGCGCAGACGATCGCGGTGGTCGCGCCCGACGGGCAGACGATCGAGGACGTGCTCGCCGGCTACGTCGCTGGGTGCGCGGCCGACGGGTTCGAGCCGACGTGGGCGGCGCTCGTCGAGGCCTGCGGGAACCTCTACGCCGAGGACGGCGTCGGGTTCGGCCCGGCCGGCGAGTTCGTGATCGACGACCGGGTGGTGACGCGGGCGCTCGACCTCGCTCGCGACGAGGCGGCGGCGTAGCCTGTGCGCTGGCGCGTCGTCCGCGACCTGCAGTTCGTCGCCAAGCCCGACGGCGACCCGCGCGAGCGGGTGACGTTGAAGGCAGGCGTGGTCGTCGAGTCGATCCCGGAGGGGGCGATGCGGGCGGGCGACCTCGTCGCGTGGAAGGCGCATCAGGCCCGGACCGCGCGCGAGGACGTCGCAGCGAAGCCGATCGCCGTCGAGTGGCTCGGCAAGGTGCGGCTGCTACGCGCGCCGGGCGACGTGGTCGCCGCGCAGAACGCGCGGCGGCTGCCCGATTAGGCCGTCCGGCCGTTACGCCGCTTCGGCGGCGGCGACGGCGCGCTCGGCGAGGATGACGCCCCACCGGGCGTCGTTGCAGCGGGCGGAGGCGGCGTCGATGGCGGCGGCGGCCTTGGCGGCGGCGGCGCGCTCGGGGGAGCCGAGGTCCGTGCCGAATGCTGCGGTATATGCGGCGTCGGCCGCGCGAGATGCGCCGACGGCGTTCGCCTTGGCGGCCTTGGCGGCGCGCTCGGCGGAGGCGAGGGCGAGGAGGGCGGCGGTGAGGTTCGAGGCGTTCATCTTGTCGTCCGGGGTTGTTCGCGGGTTCCTTCCCGCCCCTCAATCATAACCGGCTATCGGTTATCGTCGAGAAGTTTCTTGCGGATTCGTGAAGAAAGTTTCGAGAGGCCGTCCGACCGTTACCCGACCGTAGAGGGCGTGATGGCGACGAAGCAGCTTGTGAACTCGGAGCGGCCGTGGACCGCGGGCCTGCTTCGGCGGGCCGAGGAGACGAACGAGCCGCTCGCCGACATCGTCGCGGACGTGTTCGCGCCCGGCGGCCCGATGGAGCAGGCCGGGTTCCCGGCGCGCGAGGGTCAGCCTGCGCTCGCCGCGATGATCGCCCGGTGCGTCGCGGGCGTCGCGAACGGCGGCGGCTGGCGCATGGGCGAGGCGCCGACGGGGCTCGGGAAGTCGCTCGCCTACTTGATCCCCGGCCTGCTCGCGACCCGCCGGGCTCGGTCGCGTTGGGACAAGACCGACAAGCGGCCGTGGCGCCTTGCGATCTCGACGGCGAACATCGCCCTGCAGAACCAGATCACGAACAAGGACGCCGCGCTCGCCGCCTCGATCCTCGGTGTGAGCACGTCGGTCGCTACCGTCGTCGGCCGGTCGAACTACGTCTGCCCGCTCCGGCTGAACGAGGCGCGGCTGACGTTCGGCGGGGCGTTCACGACCGCCGAGACGCGGGTTGAGATCGACAAGATCGCCGACTGGTACGACGGGCTCGACGACCCGTCGAACGCGCACAAGGACCACGCGCCGTTTGCGGTCACGCCGATCGCGTGGGGGAGGTGCTCGACCGACACCGACGGCTGCGCGGCGAAGGGGTGCCCGCACCACGAGCCGAAGGAGGGGTTCGCCCCGTGCCCGGCCGAAATGGCGAAGGCGGCGGCTGCGGCGGCCGAGATCGTAGTCCTGAACCACGCGTTCCTCTCGCGCGGCTACCCGGCGCTCGGCCCGACCTCGCTGCTCGTGGTTGACGAGGGGCACGCCTTCGAGGACGCCTGCCGCGGGGCGGGTGAGCGGCGGATCAACCGCGGGGCGGCGGCGAGGGCGGCCCGGTTCGCGTCGGAGGTCATGCCGAAGGCGGACGCGCAGCGCCTCGTCGCCGAGCCGTTCCGCGCGACGGTCAGGGCCGCGCGTACCTACCTCGAAAAGATGGGCGCCAGCCGACCGGGCGAGAAGCGACCGCTGCGGCCGGGCTGGTCGGGCGCGGTCAGGGGCGCGCCGACCGAGGCCGACTTCGAGGGCGTCCGGCAGGCCGCGGGTGCGATCGAGGCGCTGATGATCGGGCAGTCGGACGACGTCGAGCGCGAGCGCATGAAGCACGCGATCGACCAGCTACGGCAACTGCGCGAACGGGCGCTCGCCCTGCTCGACGGTCGGCCGCCGGCTGCGGACGCGAACGCGCTTCCGGGCGAGTGGGCGACGTGGGCTGAGATCGACGGCAGCATGGACGACGGCGCCGCGCTCGCGTGCGCGCCGGCGGACGCCGGGGCGGTGGTTCAGGCGATCCAGAAGTCGATCCCGCGCTGCTCGATCACGTCGGCCACGCTCGCGCCCGGCGGGGACGCGGGGCCGACCGAGGCGGCGCTCGGGGCGACGTTCGCCGAGCCGACCCTCCTTCTGCCGAGCCCGTGGCCTTTGGCTTCGATGGGCGTCCTCGTCGTGCCGGTCGGGCCGAGCACGAAAGACCCGCTCTGGTCCGGCTGGGCCGACCGGTGCGCCGTCGAGGCGGTCAGAGCGGCGAGGGGACGGACGCTCGTCCTGTGTACGTCGTGGGCGCGGGCGAAGGCGGCGAGCGAGGCGATCCGGTGCGCCGGCCTGCCTTACTCGCTGCTCGTCCAAGGCGAGGCCGGGCGCGACGTTCTGTCGCGCCGGTTCCGCGACGACACGCACTCGATCCTCGTCGCGACACGCTCGTTCTTCGAGGGGCTCGACGTGCAGGGCGAGAGCTTGTCCTGCGTCGTGATCGAGAAGCTGCCGTTCGACCCGCCGGGCGACCCGCTCGAAGAAGCCGCCGGCAACGTCGCGGCGAAACGGATGGGCGGGTCGCCGTTCCTCGCCCGCTCGTTGCCGAAGATGGCGGCGGCGCTCGCGCAGGCGGCGGGCCGGTTGATCCGGTCGCCGACCGACCGAGGCGCGATCGTCTGCCTCGACGGGCGCGTGGCCGAGCGGACGAGCATCGGTCAGGCGGCAAGGCGGGCGCTCCCGCCGTTCCCGATCTCAACGCTGATCGAGGACGTCGGCAACCTGCTCGACGGGCGCCCGCTCCTCCTTGCCGCCAAGGGCTCGCCGGCCGTTACCCCGGACGCAGACGACGGATCGACCGTCGCCCGCAAGCGGAGGACAGCATGAACCCCGTCGTCATCGTCGCCGGGACGCGTCCCGAGCACCTGAAGGTCGCCGAGGTGATTCGCGAGCTTCGCGGCTGCGGCCGCACGGTTCGCTACGTCTGGACCGGCCAGCACACATCCCCTTCCCTCGCCGCCGACGTGTTCGCCGCGACCGATGGCCCGTACCCCGACGTGGTCCTGCCGTGGCCGGCGGTCAAGGCGCGGTCAGGCAGATCGCCGAGGGTCGGCGCTGACAAGCCGCCGCAGTTGGTTTGGGCCGCCGCCCTCTGGTCGGCCTCCGCGATCGAGCCGCACCTCGCCGACGCGGCGCTCGTCCTCGTCCAAGGCGACACGGCGTCGGCGCTGGCCGGGGCGCTGGCGGCGAAGCGGGTCGGGGGGCTCCCGCTCGCGCACCTCGAAGCTGGGCTGCGGTCCTACGACTGGACGATGCCGGAGGAGCACGTTCGGGTGGCGATCGACGCCGAGGCCGACCTGCTCTTGTGTCCCTCGCCGCTCGCCGCCGCGACCTGCCGGATCGAGCGCGCCGCGCTGACGGCGAAGCGGGGGCGGCGAGGGTCGGCGAGGATCGCCCACGTCGGGCAGACCGGGATCGACTCGCTCGTCCGGGCGGCGACCGCCGACCGCGACTGGCCGTCGTTCCGGGCCGGGATCGAGGCCCTGTTTGCGGCCGACGAGGGCCGGTGGGCGCTCGTGACGCTCCACCGGGCGGCGCTGACCGACGACCCGGCCCTGCTCAGGGCGACCGTCGCGTCGATCGCCGGGGCGTGCGTCGAAGCCGGCTACCGTCCGGTGTGGGCGACCCACCCGAGGGTGACGGGGAACCCCGGCCACGCGAAGGCGCTGTCGGCGTTCCTCGCGCTCGGCGGCAGGGTGATCGACCCGCTCGGCTACCGTACCCTCGCCGCCCTGCTGCTCGCGCGCGACGGCCGAGGCGAGGTGTCCGGGTTCGCCGACCGTGCGATCGTCGTCACCGACTCCGGCGGGCTCGCGGAGGACGCGGCGTATGCACGAGTGCCGGTCGTGATCGTCCGGCCGACGACCGAGCGGCAGGAGCTTCTCGCGGCGTTTCCGTGGCGGGTCGGCATCGCCGCGCCCGGCTGGGACGACTCGGCGATGCGCGGGGCGGTGAAGGACGCGGTGGCGGCGACGAGGGGCTACGCGCCGATTCCTCCCGAGTACGGATACCGCGACTTCCTCGGCGTCGCCCCCTATCCCTACGCGCCGCCGCTCGTCGCGAACCTGACCGGCGAACTGTCGGCGTCGGCGACGACGGCCCTCGCGATCTCGGACTACCTGACCGCCGGTTATAAGGCCGACTGATGAAAGAGCCGAACCCCGTCGCCAACTTCGACCCGTCCTCCACGCTGCTCGTCGAGACGTCGCCCGACCCCGAGAAGGGGGCGAGCACGGCGTTGACGTGCGCCGTCTGCGACGGGTACACGCCGACGATCTCGTGGCTCGTCACGAAGGAGGACGGCGAGCAGGCGATCGTCGTCCTGATGGCGAGGCCGTCGAGGGCGGGCACGCAGTTCCGCCAGCCGTGGACATGGCGGCCGGCGTCGACGTTGCTCGCGTTCGCGGCGGTCGGTCTGTGGGTGCTCGTGGGATGCGTGATTCTTGCCGTCGTGGTACGCTGACGGCAAGTCGCCCCACGAGGCCAATGCTCCGCGTCAAAGAGGTTTTCGCAACAGTCCAAGGTGAAGGCAGCAACGCGGGCCGGTCTGCGGTGTTCGTGCGACTGGTTGGCTGCAACCTCTGGTTTGGACTCCAAGGCGGCCGGGCAACCGGGAAGGGCGTCTGCGCCGGATGGTGCGACACGGACTTCGTCGGCGGTGAGGCGTTCGAGGTCGATGCATTGATCGCGAAGGTTACCGCAACAAACCGGTCGCGCGAGGTTCGACCGCTCGTTGTGATCACGGGTGGCGAGCCGACGCTGCAACTGGCGAAGCCGGACGGAGAGCGGTTCGTGCTGCGGCTGCTCGTCGAGGGGTTCGACGTCGCGATCGAAACGAACGGGACGGTCGCGGCCCGCGTGCTGTCGTTGCCGGGCGTTCACGTCTGCGTGTCACCGAAGGCGCTCCGCGACGCTCCGGGGCTCGACCACGTCGTCGTGCGGACCGGGACCGAGATCAAGATCGTGGCGCCGCAGTGGACCGAAGCCGACGTCGAGGCGATGTCGGCGTGGGGCTTCCGATACCGCTACGTCCAGCCGCTCGACGTGGGCGGTGGGGCGCTCGGGAACGTCGCCGAGGCCCTCGCGCTGGCCGGGCGGCACGGGTGGCGGGTCGGGCTGCAAACGCACAAGCTGCTGGGGGTTCCGTGACCGATCTTGCCGCCGCGTCTGCCGCCGTTCGCGACCTGTTGCGGGCACTCGGGGAGGACCCCGAACGCGAGGGCCTGCTCGACACGCCGATGCGGGTAGCGAAGGCGTGGGACGAGATTCTGTCGGGTCGGCTGCTCGACCCTGCCGCCGTCCTGAAGACGTCGTCCGGGGCTGACGGGTTCGACGAGGTCGGCGGCTATGACCAAATGATCGTCGTGTCGAGCATCCCGTTCGCGTCGGTCTGCGAGCACCACATGCTGCCGTTCATCGGGCACGCTGACGTCGGCTACCTTCCGGGTGCGTCGGGTCGGGTGGTCGGCCTGTCGAAGATTCCACGGCTCGTCGACGCGTTCGCGCGCCGGCTGCAGGTTCAGGAGCGCATGACCCAGCAGGTCGCCGACGCGCTTCTGACCCACCTCGGCGCGCAGGGCGTCGGCGTTCGGATCACAAGCGAGCACCTCTGCGCCTCTTGCCGTGGCGTCCGCAAGCAGAGCCGGATGGTCACGGAGGCGCTGCTCGGCAAGTTTCGCGAGCACGCCGTTCGCGAGGAGTTCTGGCACCTTTCAGACCGAGGACGTACCGCATGAGCAAGCCGAAGCCGAAGGACGGGGAAGTCGCCGCCGAGTGGGTCGAAGCGTCGTCCCTCGTTCCGTGGGAAGGCAACCCGAGGATCAACGACCACGCAGTCGAGAAGGTCGCCGCGTCGATCGTCGAGTTCGGCTGGGCCGAGGTGATCGTCGCTCGCCGGGCGGACAGTATGGTCATTTCGGGGCACACGCGCCTGAAGGCCGCGCAGAAGCTCGGCATGACACGAGTCCCGGTTCGGTTCCTCGACGTGGACGACCGGCAAGCGCGCAAGCTGGCACTCGCCGCGAACAAGCTCGGCGAGTTGTCGGTGTGGGACAACGACGGGCTCGCAAAGGTGCTTGCCGAGTTGACCGCCGAGTATGGCGACCTCGACCTGACGTTCGACGCCGAGGCGCTCGGCTTCTCGAAGTTGGAGATCGACGCGCTGCTCCGGTCGCCCGGCGCGTGGGCGTCCGAAGGCGCGGTCGACCCCGGCTCGATCGGGGACTACGACCCGGCGGCCGAAACGTATGTGATCAAGGTGCTCGGGATCAAGGCGGCAGACCGGGACGCGACGCTCGACGCCGTGACCGCCGCGCTCGCCGCCCTTGGGACCGGCTACGTCGCCAAGGCGTTTTGATTGACGACGGGGACCGCGAGCTTTGCGACGGACGAACCGGTCGTGATCGACGGGGTTGCCCGTTGTCGGTTCCCGTACCTCGTGAGCTATGCGTACCTTCGCCAACGACCGGCGGCGCAAATCCGGACAATCCTCGACGACCCGCGTCGGGAGGTGCTGCTCGACTCCGGCGCGTTTACCGCGTTCAATGCGGGCAAGGCGATCGAGGTCGGCGATTACATCGACTTCCTTCACGAGTGGAAGGACAAGCTGTTCGGGTATTTCCTGCTCGACAAGATTCAAGACCCGGCGGCGACCGAGGCGAACTGGCAGACCATGCTCGCCGCCGGCCTGTCGCCGATCCCGATCCACGTTTTCGGCGAGGACGGCGCTGCGATGGATCGGTTCTTCGAGCGGTCGCCTTACGTCGGACTCGGCGGGTTTCGTCGTCCGTCGAGGGGGAAGGCTCCGATCGAGTACGTCAAGCAGAAGATGACGTGGGCCGCCGCGCGGCCGGTCCACTGGCTCGGGTACACCGACGAAGAAACGCTGCGCGCGTTCCGGCCGTTCTCGTGCGACAGCGCGTCAGCGTGGGCCGCCTCGCAGTTCGGCGTGTGCCACCTGTACCGCGGGAATGGCAAGTGGTGGGCCGGCGAGCACCACGAGTGGATCAAGGTGTCGGGAGCCGAGGCTCGGTCGCTGCGAGCAACGCTGGTCGAATACGGGTGTTCACCCGACGCGCTTGACAGTGCCGATTCGTGGCGGTGGCAGAACGCAAGCGAGGCTGAACGCGTGTGCGACACGCGGACGTATGTTCGGACGTCACGCAATCATGATCAACCGACCCACGTTGCGGCGCACCTCGCGGTTCGTTCGTTCGTTCGGTACATATATGACATTCGTCGCATGTTCGGGACGCGGGTGTTCCTCGCCTGCACTTGCGACACCCGGTTCGACCGGATCGTCGACTGTGCGTTGGAGGTCGCCCACGCTCGCGGCTGGGATCGACCGTTGGGTGTGGCGTGACCAAGGTTCCCATCCTTGCGAGCTATGCCTACCTTCGGGAAACTGATCCCGACCGCGTGCGGCAACTCGTTGCAGATCCACGGATTGAGTTCCTGCTGGATTCTGGCGCGTTTACGGCGTTCAATGTTGGGAAGGCGATCGACTTGCAAGATTACATCGCGTGGGTCCATGCGTGGAAGTCGCACCTGTTCGGCTACATGGCGCTCGATGTGCTCCAAGACACATGGCGCTCGATGTGCTCCAAGACCCGGTTGCCACGGACGCCAACCAACAGACGATGATGGCGGCGGGCTTGGTTCCGATTCCTGTTCATGTATTCGGTGACGACGAAGCGAGGATGAACCAACTGTTCAGCTATTCCTCTTGGGTGGCGCTGGGTGGGTTGCGTCGCCCGCATCGGGGAGCCGCGCCGGACACCTATGTCAAGCTGAAGATGAAGTGGGCGGCCGGCAGGAATGTTCATTGGCTTGGGTATACCGAACAGGCGATGATCAAGGGGTTCTCCCCGTATTCTGTGGACTGTGCGTCGTGGACGGCCGGACGCACGTTCGGACAGATGCACGTCTATATGGGGGGGGGAGACATGCTCAACTTCGCTGAGCCCGATTGGAGGGCTGGGCGGTTCCGGGCCGGACTTGCGGCAAGCAAAGTCAGGGCGGCTGTGGCGCGACTTGGGATAGACCCCAAGGTGTTCGACCTGTCAGAAAGCTGGCGGAATCAACACTATGTTCACCGAGTGCAGATGCTCAACGCTCGGTCGTGGATCGCGTACTCGTTGGACGTCAAGAAACATCTTGGCACGCGCCTGTTCGTGTCGGTGTTGCCCGACAAGCAAGACGTCGACGCGATCGTGGCCGCCTTGGATTGGGCGTGTGGACCTATCCGTCAACCAACGATTGCCGGCCTTAGTGCTGTTGGATAGGGAGTAATGATGAAGCCGACTTGTACCCGCCGCTTGGAGTTCGACGCCGCCCATCGGGTGACGCGCCACGAGTCGAAGTGTCGCAACCTGCACGGGCACCGGTACGCCGTCGAGATCACGGTCGAGGCCGACGGGCTCGACGAGTGCGGCCGGGTGGTAGACTTCGGCGAGGTCAAGTCGATCGTCGGGACGTGGATCGACGAGCGGTGGGACCACGGGACGCTCCTGCATCCCGATGACGTCGACCTGCACGCGCTCTGCGATGCCTCCGGCTGGCGGCACTACACGATGTCGTCTGAGCCGACCGCCGAGAACATCGCCGCCGAACTCGGGCGGGTTGCCGGGGAACTGCTCGCCGGCCGAGGGCTGCGGATCGTCCGCGTCCGTGTCTACGAAACGCCGAACTGCTGGGCCGACTGGCTCGGCCCGGAGTCCACATGAAAGCCAAGTCGATCGCCGTCGTCCTGTTCTCGGGGGGGCAGGACAGCACGACGTGCCTGTATTGGGCGCGTGACCGGTTCGAGCGCGTGGTCGCGCTGTCGATCCACTACGGGCAGCGCCACGCCGTCGAGGTCGAGGCCGCGCGCACCATCGCGGCGGCGGCAGGGGTCGAGCACGAGGTCTTGGAGGTCGGCCGCATCCTGCGCGGGACGTCGCCGCTCGTGTCGGACGCGCCCGTCGGGCAGTACGCCTCGGCGAACGACCTGCCGGGGGGCGTCGAGCCGACGTTCGTGCCGGCTCGGAACGCGCTGTTCCTCGTCCTCGCAGCCAACGTTGCCACGGTGCTCGGGTCGCGCGACCTCGTGACCGGCGTCTGCGAGGCCGACTTCGGGGGCTACCCCGACTGTCGACGCGACTTCATCGACGCGATGGAGCGGACGCTCGGGCTCGGGATCGACGGCGACGCCGAGGCGTTCCGCGTCCACACGCCGCTGATGTACCTCACGAAAGCGGACACGGTGAGGCTTGCGCAGGCGTTGCCGGGCTGCATGGAGGCCCTCGCCGACTCGCACACCTGCTACCGGGGGGAGCGCCCCCCCTGTGGCAAGTGCCACGCCTGCATCATTCGGGCGCGGGGCTTCGACGAGGTCGGGGTCGTCGACCCGATCTCAGGCCAGTAAAACGACAAGACGCCGGGACCATTCCCGGCGTCCGTCGGCCGAGGGCTTACTCGCGGCTGATCGTCACGCACTCCTTGTGAAGTGAGGCGCGCAGGCCGACGGCGGCGAGCGCACGACCGGCCGTGCTGGACTTCGGCGACCACGCTGCGGCGTACTTCGTGACCGACCCGGCGAAGCCGGCGGTGGCGAGTTCAGCGAAGGTGACGTCGCGTTCGGGTACGTCGGCCGTGAGCAGGGCCGCTTGCGCGGTGGCCCACGTTGCCCACTTCCCGTCCGCCTTCACGGCGGGCTGGTTCGCCTTCTCCCCCTTGCCGCCCGCCACCACGCCGAGCGCGATCTCGCCGGCCCGCACCCGCAAGGCGCGCAGGACGCTCGCCCGGCACGCGCCGCGCGTTTCGGCTTCGTGGGCGGCCCGGACTTCGTCGAGGGTGGTCAGGACGGGCTCGGCGGCGACCACGGGGGCCGGGAGCATGGCGGCGATGTTCGCCTCGGCCTTCGCGAAGTCGACCGGGTCGAGTTCGACCACGACCGGATCGGCGTCGACGACCTCGACGATCTCCGGCTCGACGACCGCGACGTTCCCCGCGGTCAACTGAATCTCGCGCATGTCGCCGCCGAGGACGAGCACCTCGTCGAAGCTGCTGCGGAGCGTCTCGATGGCGCGCACGCCGCCGAACGCGGTGTCGTGGTCGACCGCCCACGCGCCCTCGCCGCCGACTTCGAGGGCGGCGTACTTCGTGCCGTACAGGGCGATGCGGGCGGGGTGCCCGCCGACCGTGCCCTCCTGCGCTACCACCGCGTCGTACATGGCGCGGGCCGTCTTGTCCGACGGGTTGCGGGCGATCTTCGCGGCGGGGGCTTCGGTGTTCTTCTTGCTGGGCATCTTGTTCTCCGTGGGTTGTTGAGCGCGGGTTCCTTCCCGCCCCAATCATGTAACCGCCTATCGGATAGCGTAAAGGAAGCGGAGCGCAGATAGTCGAAAAAAGTTCGCGGCTCGCTCCAGCCGGCGGCGCCGCGGCTCGCTCGTTACCGTGGGCGGGAGGTGATCGATGGACGAAACGAGCGGTGCCGAGAAGGCGGTGCGAGCGGTGCTCGGCTACCCGGCGAGCGGTGAGATCAAGACGACGGCGGGCTTCCCCGACGCGATGCCGGCCGACCGGCAGCGCCGCTGCGTTCGGGTCGCGCACGTCGTCGTACCGGACGAGAGCGAGGAGTCTGACGACACCCGCACCTTCCACGTCCTCGTCGGCCGCGCGTGGATGCACATGCTCGCCCGGACCGGCCGACCGGTCGGCGGGCCGTCGAGCTTGATCCGATGCGTCTGCGTCGAGGCCGTGCTCCGCGACTACGTCGCCCGCGAACTGGCCGAGGGGCTCGGCACCGAGGGGCGGGAACGGTTCGGCGAGCGAGATGCCGACTGCGTCGCGCTTCACCGGCGGCTGGAGATCGACCCGCTGACCCTGCTGACCCGCTTCGAGCGCCCGCTGTACGCCGACGCCCGGATTCACCTCCCGCTCGGCGCCGTCGTCGAGGCGTCCGGGCTCCGGGTCGACTTCGGCGACGAGACGGTGCCCGAGCGGCTCGTCGCCCACGCCGAAGGGTGCTCGATGCCGTACCCTGCGAAGCTCGTGGCGACGAAGGCGTCTGAGGAGGTCGTCGGCGATGTCTCGTGAACTCTACGCGCTGACCGTCCTGCAGCCGTTCGCGACGGGCATCGCGTCGTGGGGGAAGGACGTCGAGAACCGGACGTGGCTTCCGGGGCGCCGGCTTCCCGTCGGCGCGTGGCTCGCGATCCACGCCGGAAAGCAGAACTACCCCGACGCGGACTCGCCGGAGTTCCGCGACTGGCTCGCCGTGACCGCCGGGCCGTTCCTCCCGGCCGACCTGACCGACGTGCGCGTGGAGCGACACGTCGGCAACAGGGAGTCGCGGTGGCGCACCGTCCGCGCCGGCTACCTCGCCGCCCTGCCCCGCAGCGCGGTCGTCGCCGTCGTCCGGGTCGCCGCGTTATCGGACCCTGCCGCCAAGGCGAGCCCGTGGGCCGTTCCCGGCCACGAGCAGTGGCGGTTCGATCGTGTCCACGCCCTCGCCGTCCCGGTGCCGTGCAAGGGCGCGCAGGGCCTGTGGCGCGTTCCCGACGACGTCGTTGCCGCGGTCAGGGCCGGTCCCGCCGGCGCGACGCTTGCCGTCTACCCGGTGTGCCCGTGAAGCCGCTCCCGAGGCTATCCGAGCGGCCCGACATGCCCGCCGTGTGGGTGAGCGGTCACGCCCGCGAGCGGGTGGCCGAGCACCACGACGTTCGGTCCGCGTGGGCCGTCTGCGAGTTGATCGACGAGGCGACCGAGATCGAATCCGACCTCGCGTGTACGATCTTGCAGCGCCGCCAGCCGCGAGGGCCGGGGCGCGACCGTTACCTCCTCGCCGCCGACCGCCGCGGTATGTTCGTGGTCGCGCCGAGTTGGGTCGAGGGGTCCGCGTTCGTCTACACCCTCGTCACCTACCTGCGATTCAGCGAGGGCCAGACCGCGGCGCTCGCCAACCTGTTCCCGACGGAGAAGAAGGACCGATGATGCTGCTATGCGAAGTCACGAAGCACGAGGCCACCGGCAAGCCGTGTCCGGGCGAGGGGACCGCCACGGTGTCCATGCTCTACCGCTCCGGCGTGAGCGAGCAGAAGCGCGTCTGCCCGCACCACGCGGTCCAGATCGCAGAGTCGAACGCGCTGGTCGCCGCCGAGCGGCGGGAGCGGTTCGGCGAGCGAGCGGCCGAGTCGGACGACCGGGCGAGCCTGCTCGTTGCCGAGCGACCGGCCAAGCCGAAGGCGCCACGGCCGTTCGAGCACGACGGCCGCAAGCCCTACCGGTCGTGCCGATGGGGCGACTGCATGAAGCTCGGCCGGGTGCCGCTGTGCAACCAGCACACGGCGCGGGCCAAGACCATGAGGGAGGACGGCGACATTCCGGCCGACTTCGATGCGGCGACGGCGCCGCACGAGGCGTTCGAGACGCTGTGGGCCGCCCGGCAGAGGCGGATCGCCGAGCGAACGAACAAGACGCCGACCGTCGCCGACCTCGCCGCCGGCGCCGAGGGGCCGCCTGCCGTCGCCGACCTATCCCCCGAGGGGCCGCCTGCCGTCGAGGCGCAGGCCGCGCCGTGCCTCCCGACCGCGGGGGAGCCGGGCGAGCCGCCGACGCCGCCGACCGAGATCGAAGCCGTCCGGGCATGGGCCGAGCGGGCAGAGGCGACCATCGGCAAGATGGAGATCGAACGGGACGCGGCGCACCTCGTCCTCGACGCGGCGCAGGTTCCGTCGGGGCTCGCGCTCGAACATCGGATCGCGCGGCTCGCCGACAAGCTGCGCGTCGAGCGCAACCGCGGCGACGACCTGTCGAAGTCCGCCCTGATCTTCTCGGCCGAACGCAACGAGGCCGTCGCCACGTTGGCCGCCGTCCGCGCCGACGCGGCAGAGCACGCCGCCCTGCTCGCCTTCATGCACGACGGGAACGACGTCGCCGGCCTATCGGTCCCGACGCACCAAGCCCTCGACGCCTATGACGACCGTCGTGGGATCGGAAGCAAGCCGAACGCCGACCTCGCCGCCGAGTCGAGCCGAGAGCGGTGGATGCTGTCGGTCCTGAAGTACGTCGCGGGGCAGATGCTCGACGACCTCGAAGGCGCCGTCGAGGACGGGCGGTCGCCGTCCGCCGTCACCGTCCGAGCCCTGCGCGCGATCGTCGAGGGCCGGACGCCCGAGCCTGAAGGCGGCCGGTGAGCCGCGCCGCCGGCCCGGACCGATGATCGGGGCCGTCGACACGAAGGCCGCTCGCGGGTGGGTCGTCGTGGTCGACGGCGTGCGCTGTCGCGTGCTCGGGACCGTGGGCGCCGACCGCTGGCGACTGCTGCGGCCGGACCGCTCCACCTTCCTCCTCGCCGCCGGCTCGCCGCCCATCGCGGCCGTCGAAGCGACGCTCGCCCGGCTCGGGCGGCTACCCGAGAACAGGCCGTCGGCGCGATTGGAGGCACGCGTTCCGGCGTTCGCCGCCGCCGATACTGCCGGCGTTCAAGCCGTCGAACCCGAGCGGCGAGCCGTGCCCGCTACCGCCTCCGAGGCTACCCCGCGGTCGTCGACGGCCGAGGCCACGTCGCGGACATGCGCCAGCGACGAGAAAACGTAGGCTGCGGGCGCGCTCTCGGCGCGCTAAAGGATGACCGTGGCCGACAAGAACACGAAGGCGCAGACGGCGACCGACAAGCGGACGGCCAAGAGGTTGTCGGGCGCCGCCCTCGCGTCTGCGATCCGGGTTCGGGCTCGGGTCGAGTTGCCGCGGGTGAGGGGCGAGACAGCCCCGGAGCACCGGGCGTTCCTGATGTGGGCGATGGCGGGCGGGACGTCGTACCCGAACCAGATGGCGTTGCTCGCGGCCTGCGCCGCCGCGACGTCCACCTCGAAGTACCTGATGCGGCTCGCCCACAAGAACCGCAAGTTCGCGGCTCGGATCGAAGGGTTCGCCCGGCCGGACGAGGTCGCATACGTGACGTACCGGCGGCTGTACCTGCTCGAAATGAGCGGGCGCGAGATTCTCGGGATCGCCGCCGTCCTCGACCCGCCGGCCGACTCCATCCCGGAACTCTGGCTTTGCTCGGCCGCCCGGCTCGCGGAGGACATCGAGGCGCGGCAGAACGAGCGCCGGTCGAGCCGGCACGACCATTTCGCGGCCGCGATCGCCGATGCCGAGCCCGTAAGCGTGCAGAACGGGATGAAGGCCGGCACGCCGAGAGGGGGGCGGACGGTCGACCTCGAAGCGGTCAAGCCGGCACCGTCGGACGGGTCGGTCGTGGCGAAGCTGATCGGCGACGACGTGGGCTCGGCGATCGCGGACGCCGTCGGGCGCAAGCCGCGGACAAGGGGCGCGGCCCTCGAAGCGCGGGCGAAGGCGGCCGAGGCCGTGGCGCGGACCGCGGATCGGATCGCCGACCGGGAGCGCAAGGGCGGCGAGAAGGTCGTGCTGACGGCGCAGGACGCCCGGAACGTGCTGCGCTCGATCATGGGCTCGCCCATCGACGAGCGGTCGCTGCGGGAGGTCGACCGCGAACTGCTGGCCGCCGCACGGGCCGCGAGCCCGGACGCCGAGGTTCGGCTCCTGTCGCTGCTCGCGACCCAGCGGGCCGAGGCCGAGGCCGCCGCCGCGGACCCGACCGACCGGCTCGTGAAGCTGGTCGACGCGGCGTTCGGGTACTTCGCCCGCGAACTCGGGGCGGGCAAGGTCAAGGTCACGATGTCCTCGCTGCCGATGCTGATCAAGGCGCGGGCGCTCCTGACCGGGGGCGCGACGTCCCGCACGGAGCACACCGGCCTGCTCGACGCCCGCGGGGCCGGGTGGCGCGACTCGGCGCGGGTCGCCGACGCTCGCCAGTCCACCGACAAGGGCGCGCTCGTCCGGGCCATGCGCGACGACGTCGCGGAGTTGGCCGTGATCCTCGACGCGCTCGGCGAGGTCGGGGATGAAGGCGACGCCGTTACGATCGGCGTCGAGTCGTCGCCCGTTACCGAAGCGGTGGGAGAATAGGCGATGGCGATCTACGATGCGCTCGTGGACTGCGGGGGGGTGGCGTCGTGAGCGGCGACGTGCGGTGGCTGCGCTGCCCTGAGTCGCTGGGGGTGGCGCTGTGGCGCACCCTGCGCGATTTGCTCGGCCAGCCGGATTCGGGCGTAGGCGTTGGAGCCTCGTATACCAGCGATGACCA